TGGCAAGGCCCGGTGTTCCATCCAGCTCAGTACCAGAATCTCGTCTGGCTCCTCTGGTACGGCGCATCCGTTGGCGCCGACAACGCGCCGCTCGAGCAGCAGCCGGATACGTACGCGCAGCCCATCCCTGGCACGAGCGGCGTGCGCAGAGCGATCCAGCAGCGCGCGCAGCTCGCGGGCCGATCGATCGCGCTGCGCCAGTTCGGCGCCGGCGATCAAGCGGCCGCACCGGAAGAACCCACGTGGGCACAGCCGACGTCCGGGACTCGCGCGATCCGCCTCGCCGCGGCCGCGCGCGCGCGGGCGCTCTCCGCGGCACGGTCACAGATCTGGACGACGGCGCAGGACGCTGACGCGCCGCTACCGACGCAGGAGAGCACCTGGACGCAGCAGGTGCCAGGCACGCGCGCCCTGTCAGCGAGCACGCGCTTGGCCTGGCGAGTCGCGGCGACGCGCGCGGCGCGCGGTCACCAGGCCTTCGAGCCATTGCAACCTCCGCCGGAAGAGAGCACCTGGCCGCAGCCGGTCAGCGGGACGCGGATGCTCGGTGCAGCCGCGGCGGCACGGGCCACGCGCGCGGCGCGCGCGACGACGACGTATCTGCGCGCGACGGCGCAGGACCTCGATGGGCCGTTGTCGGCGCAGGAGAGCACCTGGACTCAGCCAATTGCCGGCACGCGCGCGATCGAGCGCCATCGGCGCACGGCATGGGGCAAGGTCGCAGCCACGCAGGCGCCGCGCGCGGCGCGCGCCGACGAGGCCTCCGCCGGCGACGAGTCGACGTGGGCGCCGCCGGTCAGCGGCACCCGCGCACTGGAGCTCGCGCGGTCGACGCTGCAGCTCCGCGCGTCGCGGACGATCGCCCTGCGCAGTGCGCCCGCCGGCGATCTGCTCGAGGCGCCGCCTGTGCCGGCGCCCGTCCAGCGCGCGCTCGCGACACCGCGGCGCGCGGCCCTGCGTGCCGCGACGACCCTGCTCTGGAGCGCGCCGAGCGACCGTGAACAAGAGCCGTTGACACCGTGGACGCAGGCCGTCGTCGGTGTCGGCGCCCTCGAGCGCACTGCGCGGGCGCAGCGCGGGCGCAGCGTGATGACGCTGCGGCACCGGCTCGCCGAATCGGTGTTCACCGAGGCCGTGTCAATCATTCGTGTGGCCGACGATCGCCTGGTCGCGCCAGTGCGCGTCGATGACGAAGGGCTCGTACCACCGGTGGCGTTCGACGACGAAAGCTGGGTGCCGTAATGCACAACCAGGAAGACTTCCGCAAAGTGTTTTTGGTGAAGGAGGCGATCCCGGAGCGATCGACCTATCAGTATCGGGCCGCACTCACGCTGCCGAGCGGCGCCCTGGTCGAGCCGGGCCAGCTGACGAGCATCCTGGCGACGCTGCGCGATGTCGCGTCGGACACGATCGTCAACGGGCGCGATGCGCAGGAGGTCCTGGGGCAGAACGGCGGGTCGGTGACGACCGGGCTGTTCGTGCTGCAGTTCGCCGAGAGCGACACCGCGATCCTGGGCTCGGCGAGCGCCGAGCGGCGCGTGCTCACGCTCGACCTCCGATTGACGGGTGGCGGCCGCGTAACGCGCGAGGTGCACTTCTACGTCGCCAACTTCGCCGACATCGCGGCCTGAGGTGTGTGTGTGCAGACGTCTGCAACAAGGGAGGAAGTCATGGCCAAAAGAGATCAGAAAGCCGCGGCTGATGTCGAGGCGCTCGCGCGCATTCGGGTGGCGCTCGGCGCCGCGATCGGGGTGCCCGTGGACACCCTGTTGACGGCGGCCGAGCTCGCCACAGCGGTTGAGCGTCTCTGTCGCGCCGCGACTGACGCAGGCGTGCCGGGGCTGTCGGTTCTCACGCGCGATTTGTCGTAAAGGGGGGGCGCGAATGCCGTGGACGCAGAGCGACGTGGACACGTTGAAGGCGGCGATCGCCGCGGGCCAGGGCGCGCGCACGATCGTCTTCGCCGATCAGTCGGTCACATTTCATTCGATCGACGAGATGCTCAAGCTGCTCGCCGTCATGCAGCAGGACGTGACGCGGTCCTCCGGCCGCACGACGACGCGTCTGGCGGCTACCAGTAAGGGGTTCTGTTCATGACGCCCGCGATGACCTGGCTCGATCGCGCGGTCGGCGTGCTCGCGCCCGAGTGGCGGTTGCGGCGGGTGCGGGCGCGCCTGGCGACGGAGCTCGTGCTGCGGCAGTATGACGCGGCGAGCGCCGGCCGCCGTACGCAGGGGTGGCGGCGCAGCGCGGGGGACGCCGACGCGTCGACGGCGCCCTATGTCGGACGGCTGCGCGACGTCGCGCGCGACCTGGTGCGGAACAATCCCTACGCCGAATCCGCGCTGAGCACCATCGTCGATCATACGGTCGGCTGGGGTCTGGTGCCGAAGCCGAGAACCGCCAATACGCGCGCCGTCGCGACCTGGAACGCGTGGGCAAACACGACAGCCTGTGATGCCGACGGCCGGCACGACTTCGCGGGGTTGCAGAAGCTGGTCATGCGCACCATCGTCGAGGCCGGCGAGGTCCTGGTGCGCCGGCGCATCCGTCGGCCCGAGGACAATCTCCCGATTCCGCTGCAGCTGCAGGTGCTCGAGCCCGACTACCTCGACACGCTGAAGCACGGGATCACGCTGCCCAACGGCGGCCGCATCGTGTATGGCGTCGAATTCGACGCGCTCGGCCGGCGCGCCGCCTATTGGCTGTTTCCCGAGCACCCGGGGAATTCGGCGTTCCCGGCAGTCCAGTCGCAGCGGGTGCCGGCGTCCGGCCTGCTGCACGTCTTCAAAGCGAGCCGTCCCGGCGGCGCGCGGGGCGCATCCTGGTTTGCGCCGGTGCTCGTGCGCATGAAGGATCTCGACGAGTACGAAGACGCGACGCTGATGAAGCAAAAGATCGCCGCCTGCCTGGCGGTGATCACGAGCGACGTCGATGGCGGCAACCCGGCGCTCGGCACCGCCGATACGTCCACGAACCCGGAGGTCGACAGTCTCGAGCCCGGCATGGTGCTGAACGTGCCGGCGGGGCGAACGATCGAGGTCGTGCAACCCCCGAACGTGCGCGAGTACTCGGACTATGCCAAGACGTCGCTGCGCTCGATTGCCGCGGGACTCGGCGTCACATATGAGGATCTTACGGGGGACTACACGGGTCTCCCCTTCTCTGCCGCGCGGATGTCGCGCTTGCGCCATTGGGCGCGGCTCGAGGACTGGCGCTGGCGCATGCTCGTGCCGCAGTTCTGCGACCCGGTGTGGGGCTGGGCGATGGACGCGGCGACCATCATGGGCTTGCGCGCGGCGCCGGCGGCGCGCTGGACGGCGCCGCCGATGCCGATGATCGAGCCAGACAAAGAAGGCCTCGCGATCATGCGCAACGTGCGCACCGGTATTCAGACGCTGTCGGATGCGATCCGCGAGCGCGGGTATGACGTCGACGAGTTCCTCGAGGAGATGGCCACCGACTATGACCGGCTCGACGATCTTGGCCTCGTGCTCGATAGCGATCCACGCAAGATGACGCAGGCCGGCCAGGTGCAAAGTCTGCCGAGATCGTCTGGATCGGCGCCGCCGGCGGCGCCGGGTCAGGGAGAAGGGTGATGGCAACGAAGGCTGAACGCACTATGCAGGTCGCGCCGGGTGAGCTGACGAATCGTGAGGACGTGGCGCCGGCGGCCGCGCCGGTGACACCGGATGCGGCCACCGAATTGCGCCAGCTCCGCGCGCGTCTCGACGAGGCGCGTCGGCTCGAGCCGACGCTCGCCGAAACGCACTGCCGCGATTGTTTCCACCGTGGGCGCAATGCGGTGATTCGGTTCCTGGAGGGGTGACCGCGATGGACGACCGCATGACCGGTGCGCTCGGGCCGCTCGAGCAGCGCGATCACGATGACTCACCTGCGGTCTCGCCGGCGCGCCTGGCCTCGTTCTGGGGTGTGAGACTTCGTACGGTCTATCGAGACATCGCGAAGGGCGCGCTGCCGGCCTATCGACTGCCGAATGGGCGTATCAGGATCAAGACGGCCGACGCCAGGCGCTACGGACGTCCCATCGAATAGTCGGATCGGAACCGGAACATAGCAACTTGTGTCATTTCATGACAGCTTGGCGCAGGTCCTACCGGTAGTCTCTTCCAATCACGTGATCGGTCTGCGAATCTGCCGCGCATGCCTGGTGCAAGCGCGGCAGCCAAAACGCAGATGGTCGATCTCTTCCCGTTGTGCATCCGCGCGGCCGTCCGGAGTGCCAACGACGATGAGCGCACCGTGGAGTTGGTCTTCTCCACTGGCGCCGCCGTCGAACGCATGGACTGGTGGACTGGCAAGCGCTACCTCGAGAAGCTCTCGCTCAAAGCCGAACACCTTCGCCTCGATCGTCTGAACGCCGGCGCGCCGCTGCTCGATGCGCACTCTGCCTGGAGCATCACCGATCAGATCGGCGTCGTCGAGTCCGACAGCGTGCGGCTGACCGCGAAGGAAGCGCGCGCCACCGTCCGGTTCTCGAAGCGCAAGTCGGTCGACGAGATCTGGGGTGATGTCCGCGACGGCATCATCCGGAATGTTTCAGTCGGCTACCGGGTCCACAAGTTTGAGGAGGACGTCTCGAAGGGCAACGCCCTCCCCGTCCGCACGGCGGTGGACTGGGAGCCCTACGAGATCAGCATGGTGCCGATGCCGGCCGACGCGGGAGCGCAGGTGCGGAGCGGTGACAAGAGCAACACCAATCAGTGCGTCATCGTGCGGATGACGCAGGACGAAGACCGGATGCGCCGTTTCAGGCTCGCGCTCGCTCGCGGGTGAGAGGACTCAGACATGAATCTCAAGAAACTTCGTGCCAAGCGCGCCAAGCTGATGAAAGAGGCCGAGGCGCTCAAGGGGCGTGATGGCTCGTTCGCCAGCGACGAGGCGCGTGCCGCATTCGACGGCAAGATGGCCGAGATCGACACCATCGATCAGCAGATTCGTGACCTCGAAGAGGCCGACAACGAGACCGCGCCCTCGGCGACCCTGGTGGAGCAGCCGGTCGCTCGACGTCGGACGTCGGCCGTCGAGGACGACGAGGACGACGACGATGAGTCAAACGAGCACGACGCCGGCGTCGATTCCGAGCGCGCGCGTGTGCAGGGCATCCTGACGGCGACCCGCGCCGCGCGCCTGCCTCAGCGCTTCGCCGACAAATTGATCGCCGATGGCGTAGCTCTGGTCGACGCGCAAACGCGCGTGTTCAACGAGCTCGCCAAACGCGATCGCGCCAGCGACGGGCCGCGACCGGGTGCCGGGCCCGAGATTCGGTTCGGCGACGACCCGCTCGTGCACGTGCGGTCTGGCATCGAGAACGCGCTGCTGCATCGCATCCGGCCCAAGAACGCCGGCGACGAGAAGGGCTTTGAGCTCTCGGATGAAGGCCGCGAGTATCGCGGGATGACGTTGCTGCGCGTCGCCGAGGTCTATCTCAATGGCATCGGTGTGCGCACGACGTCGCTCTCCAAGATGAAGATCGCGGCGCTCGCGCTCGGCCTCGAGTCGCGCGCACCCGGGATGCACACGACCTCGGACTTTGCGAACCTGCTGGCGGACGTCGCCAACAAAACGCTGCGCCGTGCCTACGACGAGGCGCCGCAGACCTGGCGCCCAATCTCGCGGCAGACCACGCTGCCGGATTTCAAGCCGGTCAAGCGCCTGCAGATCGGCGAAGCGCCGCAACTCGTGGAGGTCGGCGAACACGGCGAGTTCACCTTTGGCACCATCGGTGAGGGTAAAGAGCAATTCCAGCTCGCGACCTATGGCCGCCGGTTTGCCATCACGCGCAAGGCACTGGTCAACGACGACACCGACGCGTTCTCGCGCGTGCCGACGCTGTTCGGGCGCTCGGCGCGCAACCTCGAGTCGAATCTGGTGTGGCAGCAGATCACCACGAACCCGACAATGGGCGACGGCGTCGCGCTGTTCCACGCCACGCACGCCAACCTCTCGGGCACGAGCGACGCCATTGCGATCGCGCCGATCGGCGCGGGTCGCGCGGCCATGCGGGTGCAGAAGGGCGTCGACGGTACGACGCTGCTGAACATCGCCCCGCGCTATCTGATCGTGCCGGCCGCCAAGGAAACGATCGCCGATCAGTTTGTCAGCACGAATCTGCTGGCGAGCCAGTCGAGCAACGTCAATCCGTTTGCCGGTCGTCTCAGCGTGATTGCTGAGCCGAGGCTCGATGCGGCGAGCGCGGTGAGCTGGTATCTGGCGGCATCGCCGGATCAGATCGACATCATCGAGTACGCCTACCTCGAGGGCGAGGAAGGCCCGATCGTCGAGAGCCGCGTGGGCTGGGAGGTGGACGGGCTCGAGATCAAGTGCCGCGAGGACTTTGCGGCGAAGGCGATCGACTTCCGCGGCCTCTACAAGAACCCCGGCGCGTAAGAAGGCCGAGGAAACGAATCGGCATCGGGTGAGTCGCCAGTCGCGGGCGTCCAATACGCGGCTTCGAGGGAGAGGCTATGAAGACATTCGTGCAAGAGGGTGACACGCTCGAGTTCACGGCGCCGTCTGGCGGGGTCACCGCCGGCACAGGCGTGAAGATCGGCGACGTCCTCGTGATCGCGCTCGACACCGCCGCCGTCGGCGTGAAGTTCCGCGGCCGGCGCACGGGGGTGGTCGAACACGCCAAGCTGAGTGCGCAAGCGTGGACCGAGGGCCAGCAGGTCAACTGGGACGACACGAACAAGCGCTTCACGACCGTCACGACCGGGAACTTCAAAGCCGGCGTGGCCGCGGCCGTGGCGGCGAACCCGTCAGCGACCGGGCAGGTGGTGTTGGCGGGCGTGAATCTCGGGGCCGCGCTGGCG